CAGCAATTTTACAGCGCCGACAGATTATGTGCTTGCCACCCAAAAGGGAACAAAGGTATTAGAACAAAATCTGCTGAGAGTTTTAAAAGGCAAGCTGAAATCTTGTGGTTTGAATAAAAACGGCGAAAGAGATAAATTCACTCTACACTTTTTACGACATACCGGCATAAGCTATTACTTGCGTCACGGAGTATCGCTTGACGTTATATCTCAAATGGCTGGCCATGCTTCAACGGCAATTACTATTCAAACCTACTATCATGTAATCAAATCGCAAAAAGAAGAAGCGCTAAAACAAATGAATTCCATTGGCTAAAAAAATAGGGGACTCCAGAAATAACTCTGTAATCCCCTTTATGATTCTATATACAGCTATAGTTAGCAACTGTTTTCAATATCCAATTCTATATGTAATATACTTCAATGAGTATTTGTTCGAATAAATAATTCTGATTGAAATTAACCTTGAAAAACCGTGTTTAACTATAGTGTCATACAGCACGTTAATACGTTTAATGGAATGCCATATAGTCGTTCTTGATCTTTGCTTCTGATAAGTGCGCATATCTCAATGTTGTACTTGTCAGAGAATGACCTAATATTTTTCCGATTGTCTCAATAGGCATACCACGATTTACCATACTTGTTGCCATCGTGTGTCTGAATCTATGTGGTATAATATTATTAACATGACTTTCATCTTGTAAACCATGTAGCAATTTTCTCACACCCCCGGACGTAAGGCGGTCATAAGGACTTCTCATAGAAACGAATAGCGCTTCATTGGTGTCTGTCCGTTCATCCAAATATGATCTAAGCGAAACGATTGTACGTCCGTCAATATATGCCTTTCTCCATTTCCCGCCTTTACCATAAACAAGAATTTCACGATTGATGAAATCTACATCATTTTTGTTCATTCCAACACATTCTGAAATCCGGATTCCGGAAGAAGTTAGCAAATCAATAATTGCTCGATCTCTTTTAGTCTTGCACGATTCTCTGATTTTCTCAATGTCTGTATCTGAATATTCCGTTCGTGGTTTTGAATGATCCCTTGCTGTTTTGATTCTTACAGCCGGATTCTTTTCGATGTATTCCTCTTCATACAACCATGTGAAAAAGCTGCGCATAATACTTTTGCGCTGATTCATCGTGCTATCTGAAATCGGTTTACCGGTCTTTGCACTCTTGCTAATCTTTTGTAAATATAACCGCAAGTGATTTGTCGTAATATCTTTTAATGGCATCGCCAAAAAGTATAGCATGTCTTCGAGACACATTTTGTATTGCTGCTTTGACATTGCAGACAATTTACCATCTTGCTCTTTTGAAGCCATGAATATGAAATACGCTTGCGGTAATTGATATTGCGCCAAAGACAATTCTGTTGTGACTGGTTTAATGTCATAATTCAGAGTATACACATTCAAAGCATCTCTGATAAATCTTAATTGCTCTGTGCTAAACGAATTGTCAAACTTTAGCATGAAGCCATCAACAAAAGAAGAATAGTCTGACATTGCCATTTCTCCTTTCTGTGATACGATTTTACTTTAAGTTATAGTAATTATAGCACAAAGAGAACAGAAAATCAATACTTTTCTGTAATAGTTTTACCAGACTATTCTACTGAAAATGGGCGTTTAGTTGGCTGATGCGATAATTTAAAGTATTATTTAAATTACTGTCAATTTGCAATCATAAATTCGGCAATTTTAGCACCAATAAGAGCATTACCAAGATCATTAAAGTGTAATCTCCAATTTGTACTTGTAACATCATCGCAGTACCAGTAATCTCGATTTACAACATTGATGCCACTTGTCTTGTACAAGTCCAAGCAAGGGATATTATATAAGTCAGCAATCTCACCTTTGATTTTAGCGGTATCATACGGGAAAACGTCATCTGCTTGGTGAATCCATGCTATTGCAGGAATGTCCATATAAATTAAAACGCTTGGATAATTTGTTAGAATGTATTCGATTGCGCTTTGCCATGCTCCATAGATGGTTGTTGTATCGAATGTTGAACCAATCGGTGCGATTTCACCAACTGTGACAAAAGATGATTTCACAAAATCGTTCACACCACCTTCAAGAAAAACAGCATCGTACCCAGTAAAATCAAATGCTCTGATTCGTGTGCAGATTTGCGCGGATGTTTCCCCAGATGCTCCTTGATTAGCCACTGTTGCCATCATAAGATTACGCATTTGTTCCTGATAACCGACGCAGACCTTATCTATCAAATCTGGTTTTGTATTTTCTGTATACGAGTGTCCGTCATACCATGTCCGGCTATCACCGAAAGTAACTATTTTTTTACCTTTCCACCTCGATGCCTTTATTGCAGAATCGATATATTGCGCTGAGTTAATCTTCTCGATAAACCAAGCATTGTTTATTTTTCGTATAGATACTCCCGCTGAAACCAAACCATTTACTATAAGATAGCCATCGCATTGTGCAATAACAGATTGATTAGTGGCAATATAACTGCCCTCATTGGCGTCATACGCAAATATGTCCGTAATTTTATAGAGGTCATCAGTTAATGCCCAAGGTTGCGCGGCAGATAGTCCAGATGCCGAAATAATAAAAGCATCGCCTGTCAATACGGGTATCACAGCATAACATAATGACGAATTAGACACTGGTGTTACATCAACAGTGTCCCCGATATTTTTTCGTTGTAAATTGATATACGCGCCAGAAATAATGGAGGAACTTTTGTCTTCTACCGTAACTGCTTTTTCGACACTACCGCGAGCGATTATATCCATTGCTGTGCTATGCGGAATATAATCAACCGCAACACTTGATCGGCAAAGCATAATATTTTTAATATGCCAGACATTAAGAATCGAACCTGAAGCGCTTATTGAAACATAGCTAACGCTCTTGCCGGCTGTTGAGAATATAGTTTTTTTGGCGTTTTCAGTTGTGCTATTCAAAAAGTTAATACGCCCAATATGGCTTGATGCGGTTTCTGCGCCAGATTCATAAAAGCTGAACTGTAATCCGTTGTTTGCTGATGTAGAAGAATTGCCATCAGTATATGCTTCAACAGAAAGAAAATACTGTGAATTTGCTTCAAAAGAAATTCCGGGCACGCCAAGCTGAAATCCGAAAGCGTTTCTGAACGCTTGTCCTGTCCCGGTATAATATCCGTTCGCGTCCTTTGTTATACCTTCAACACCATCGAAAACAGACATATCAAAAATATTATCTGTTGTTCCGCTGATGGCATCTAAATCAGCCGATAGTTGACTAATCTCCGTTCCGATTGCTGCCTTGTCTGCGTCAAGTCTAGCCTTTAAAGTGTTATAAGTTGTTGAACCGGACACCCTTGCATCTGAAACTTCTGTCAAAGAAGGATCGCCCTCCGGCGCAACAATATTGTCAATTCTTGTAGATAGAGCCTGGTCTGCTTCTTCTCTAGCATCTTGTTCAGCGGAGTAAGCAACGCCTAAAGACTCTAACGTTACAAGTTTGTCTTTTACATTTATTGCCATAGCTTCTCCTTAAATATTCAAAAAGTCTTTAGTTTCATCTACAGATGCAATATTGTCTTCGCTAATACCGCCACCGCCACCGCTAGAAGTGATCTCTTTCCATGTGCCGGTATTGTCTAAAATATAAGTTTTCTGCGTATCCATTAAAAATGCTTTAGACGCAACGGAACAACCATTACTGCCTAAAGCCGGAAGATTCTGCAAATCGCTAGAACTATCGCACATAAATTCCATGTAGTTAAACGGCCTTCCGTCACCGCCTTGTTTGATTGTTGTAATCATCAATCAACCCTCCATTATGTAATACCTAAATACGCTTTCATTTCGTCAACAGTGGCAACATAACCATCTGTATCTTCGTCTTCATCTTCTCCACCCTCGCTAGGATCATAACGCTGCCCGATAATAGAAAACTCGATTGCATTTGATGTGGCTTTAATCGTACCGCCAGCACCGCCGACACCATACAATTCAAGCATACACACACCTTCTTCAAGTCCGGATGGCACATAGCAAGAGTTTTCATTATCAAGAGTTTTAATATGTTCAACCTTTTCACCGTCAACCGTTTGAGTGAAAACTGCCTTGATTAACATATCATCCCAATCAGATGTTAAAGTGAAGATCATTTTAATAAAGTTTGCGCTACCAGTTACAATCTTGAAATTGGAAGGCAACCTTAAATTTTGACCGTTTACTTTTACATAAATGTTCATTATTGCTAACCCTTTACATATCGGCATTTTCGCCAATCATGTTTTGCCATATAATTTTTACTTTCTTAACTGAGTCAGCAACGTAGCCATTACTGTGAAAAACGTTTGTGTATTCGTCAAACAATTCGTTAAGAAGTTGAAATTTTCTTTCGGATATCTTTTCACTAATAATGGCTTCATCGCAAATAGTTATAATATCGTTTCGAATCTGTTTGAGATTTACTTCCTCTTGCACGTGCAGTTTATCTTGTATATAGTCAAGTCTATGATTAAGATTATTCACGCTGTCTGCCAAATCAGAAATCGCCTTAGAAAACTTGTCGTTCTGTTCGTCCAACTTAGCAACAATCTCTTTCTTCTCTTCTTGTGTGTCATGGTACTTGTCAATCAATCTAATAAACTTCTTTATAAAGTTGCCGACAACCCCGAAAATGCTAGAAGCTACAACAATCCATGCTATTATAGTTCCTATCTGCATTTCGGAAAGAAGTTCCCAAACATCATTTGTATTCATAGCGTTTGCGTCCTTTTCCCTTTCCCGCTTATTAGAAAGCGATTAAATCCTTCCACATCTTTTGATCGCAAACACCGCTGTTCTTTCCGTTAGAACCTAATTCAAAACCTTGTTTTCTACGATCATTCTGATATGCGTTAATAGCATGTACTGTATTTGCACCCGCTTCTCTGTCAAGCGCCAACTCTGAGCCGTTAATACCTGTGTATCCACGTGCTTTCAAAATCTCTTGCAATAACAGAACACTTGTTCCTTTTGAACCATCTGAAACATCTTGCGGAGTAAAACCGTATTTGACCTTCTCGCCCTCTGTAGGCTTCTCTGTTGGCTTTTCTTCTTTTGCCTTGAACGTCAAGCGGTAAGCATAAATAAATCCCTCTATGTTCTCTCTAAACGGCTGAGAATCATAACCGGAGTAAGCGCCAGTCAAACGAATTCTATCTTGGCTACCAGCGTCATAACGCTCATAAACTCCGTCAGAAACTTTGTTACCCAAAATGAAAACATGACCATTGAAGAAAATCACATCGCCAGCTTGAACGTCATTCTTGTTCACAATCTTCTTAGCGCCTTTAGATTCAAGATAATCACCGACCTGTGTTACGCCACGATTACCAACGTTTTTTAATCCACAAGACCAAAGAACCTGGTCAACAAAGCGGTCACAAGAAACTTTCTTATCGTCTGAATTTACAGCCGGAAGGCAAGCAGCATTGCCGTAAGCAAAGTTATTCTTTCTGTTCTGCTGTGCGATTTCCTTTGCTGTCAACAAGAATGTATCAACTGTACAATCAAGTTTTGAATTCTTAGCTGCCTTAACATATTCAGCAAGCGCCTTTTGTGTGTCTGCGCCGTACTCACCGTCAATGTCAATTCCGGCAGAACTTTGAAGCAGCTTCACATACTTCTCTGTAGTATTGCCAAAACTGCCATCGCAAAAACCATTATTTCCGTAATAACCACAATCACAGAATCCGGAAAGTTGAAGGTCTTTCTGTAACTGTTTTACCTTATCGCCAGTGTCACCCTTTTTGAGTGTATATCCCTCTGCTGCAAATCTCGGTCTGCCGAAACCAGCAACACGATTAGGCGCACCAACATTGGCATAAGAATATTCGTGGATTGCGACACAACCACCGTTAGTTGTAAAGCCATCGTTATTGGTATTACCCTCAACAGTCTTAAAAGTCTTGTTCTTTGTATTCACTGAGATAACTGCGCCAGTATGACAAATGCGCCCCATTGAAGTAGAGTAGAAGTAAACCACATCGCCGTACTGCGGAACAGTGTGCCACCTTCCAGCTTTCTTAAAGAAACTTGATCCTTCCGGTGTATAACCAGTCATATACTTATTTCCGGTTGTATCGCACATAACATACTGCGCATCTTTAATACTTCCACAAACTTCAACGCATACGCCGTTTACACTATATTGACACCACTGATCGCCATTACCAGCATTGCAAAGCGGTTGGAACTTCTGAAAATTTCCACTTCCGGCATCAGCAGTAAAACTCTCCATGTTAGCACTTGCATGATTTTTCTCACGATAACCAACATAACTAACAAATTTGTCTATGTACTGTTTAGCTGTACAAATTGACATAATCAATAAACCTCCCAATATATACCTTTTCGATTTTAGTATTAAATCGAAATTAAATCTTTCCACATCTTCTGTCCGCACGTTCCATCGTTCTTTCCATCAGAACCAAGTTCAACACCCTGTTTTCTCCGTTCACTCTGGTAAGAGTTAATAGCGTAAATTGTATTTGCTCCGGCTTCTCTGTCCAATTCAAGCGATTTCCCATTTGCGCCTTTGAATCCACGTGCTTTCAAAATTTCCTGTAAAAGCAGAACGACATTACCAGTAGAACCAAGTGCAACATCTTCTGTTGTATACTTGTATATTTTCTCTGTGGTTTCTTTCTTTTCTTCAACTTTTTGCTCTGCCGGTTTTACAGTTTCTTCAACATTCTTTCCGTCCAATTTTGCGGTTTCTTCAACATTTTCGCCATCTTCGGTAATGTACTTGCGCACAAAATCTAAACAGTATGTATGTCTATCTTTGTAGTAAATTCGATCACCAACTTGATTACTTGATGATGTATCCGCTTGATCCATTTTCAATGCTCTGTCAACTTCATCTACTGTCTCAGCTTTAATCCGGTTAAAGATTCTCTTTGTCGGATTAAGACCGCCCAAGTGCTGAATCTCTACCCAAAGCGCTTGGCACTTCTGCGTTTTCAATCCAAACTCTTCCGCACGTTTCAGATATGCGGGTAATTCAATGTCACAAAAATATTTCTTCTGAGTTGCGATACCTTCCGGAGTTGAAATCAAAGCAATAATCTGTTTCTTCTGTGTGGCTGTCGGATTAAAATATGTGCTGTACCAATCTTTCGAAAGAGTAGCAACAATACCGCAAGTATCATATTTCTTGAATACTTCCGGATAATCCTCTTTGATAAGTTTCAGTAAATCTCTAGCTTCGTTTGAGCCACCGCCAAACTGATAAGCGCCGATTGTAATTGTATGTTCCTTCGCTGAAATTGTTCCTGGGTCTGAATACGCATTCCATCTGGAATTAGACTCAACACGTGCAATCATTTCAGCGACCAACTCTCTATTCTTACTATTCATTTATTTTTTCTCCATATAAATAGGAGTGCGCCGGTTTGACGCACTCCGTTTTCGGGATCACTTTATTATGATAACTTCTCTTGCCTTACATAAGACTCAATCGCATTTTCAAGGTATTTATCAAAATCGCCGTATGCCATTTCAATAAACTGCTTTGAATCTGCCGTAATTAAATCTTTTGCTTTTTGCATTGCAAGTCTCTTCGCAACAGAAGCGGACTCTTCATCAAATGTGCCAGCTTCTTTAAGTGAATCAACGTAAGTCTGATTTACCGATGTAACCGCAATGCTGATCGCATCAACAATTACATCAATATATCTTTTCGCTTTTTCGTTCTCGATATTTGCCGTAAGTTCATCAATTTTTGCGTTAAACAGTTTAATGATATACGGAACAATAATCGGAAGAATACTTGTAATAATGATGTAAATAATGCTCTTTAAAATATCATTCAAGTTAGACATAATCATTCTCCTTTGTCTTCATTGTCTTGTAATGATTTGTTATAAGCTGCAAGTTCTCTTTGATACTGTCTTTCTGTCTCAACGGCCATTCGCTCATATGCATCTTTCAAAATTGATTCAATCATATAAGGTTCAAGACCGCTCTCATTGATTAATTCATTCAGTTTATATATAAAACTTTTCCGCAAAACTGAAAGCGGAATTCTTATTTTTTCACCCATTTATCTTTCTCTCTTTATGAATTACTTGTGTCACCTGCTGCGACAAAATAATAAGAACGCCACATATTTCCATCATCGCTACAAGTTGGTGGTAATCCGTCACCAGCTATATAAGTTACATTAAACGGCAACCATACACGACCACTTTCATTTTGTGCTTTTCCAGTAACAGAAGCGTAACTTGATGTACCGTATCTTGAAAACATAACTTCGCCATTGGTTTTAATTGTAAGCAACCATGTGTTCTTTCCAGAACCTTGACATATAGTACGTACTTCCTGTAATGGTCTAAACTTTTCTGATAAAGTCATAAACCTTTTGCCAGTAGCCATAATTGAAGCATCAATGTTTACAGTAGAAGAAATAGCGCCACACAGATTTACAAAATTGCCAATCTTTCTTAAATACGCATGAGTGAATACATCGTATAAAACAAAATCATTTTCCAACGAATCATTGTCAATCATACATACGTATGAATCCAACATATCATTCATTGGATATGCAATGTTGTTTTCTACTTTTGATCTGTAATCGTAAAACTTAGTTGGAAACGCAACTTCAAAAGCATCACTCTCCGCAATCTTGCCAAGACCTAATCCATTTCCACCAACTCTTAAATCAAGGAAAACTGCTGCTGTACCAACGTATGTTTCAAAGAACGCTTCTCCACCTAAATCATCATAGATGGCTAATTGTAATTCGTATGCCTTGTTATCTTCAAATACATCTCCGCCAGATAATTGAACAGCTACCGGAGTATCACCTGTGTTTGGATTAATACTACTTATAGGAGTCCAATCAGAAGTTCCGGTTTCTCTATAAGCGATGCTACCAATCAATGTGTTGTGATTGTTTATTGATGAAAAATTGCTTGACGTTTTTACATTTATTATGCTGCTGTCAGAATTATCTCTTTCAGCGTTAAACATTAGAATAGCGGGATTAGAATAACCATACACATATTCATTATGTGTGACAGCGGTAGAAACCCTTCCACGGCTATCTTGTACAGTGATTGTCGTTGTAGTATTCTTAGTAGCATTTATAGTTTTGTAAGCACCAGCATAAGTACATGTATACGTCCCATCGCCATTGTTCACAATATTTGTAACTTTAGCATTATACAAATCACCGGATATTGTCATGCTCTTTATGGTTGAGCCGTTTGAACCTCTTGCCGTGATTACATATGTATACTTCGTAAAACCATCAACATTGGCATCCCAACCGGCGATAACGTCAACTCCGTCAATTTCTTTGTTGATTCTATCTACACTATGACCATCGATAATTGGAACGATATTTGACGGAACTGTGATTGTGAAAGTTTTTACACTTGCACTACCAATCAACTTTGTACATGCAGCATCAGAGTAAGTATACAAATAGGCGGTCATTGTTCCGCTTGTCGCAGTTGTTATTTGACTTGTTATTTCAGATGGTATTTGCCGTGTAAAAGAATACGTAGATGTTGAATTAGGATGTAAAGCAACTTCATTCCCCGATCCGTCTGTAATATAATAAGTTGTAGAACCGAACTTCATTCTAAACTTATAATAGAAAAATCTTGAATACGGAGTGAATGATATTGTCGCATTATTCCCGATAACCGTACTTGCTATATTTGACAAGGAAGACGCTCTGTTAATCGCCGGAAACGTTACAGACTTTGATATGTTTAAACTATAATAGCTTATGGATGTTCCGCCAAAACCGCCACTTGCTTTGAGTGTTGTGGTTTTTGTGCCATCGACATTATGCACAACCGCTCCAAGAACAACTCTAGCAACACACATTTCTTGATTGTTTGCATTCAATGTCATGTTGTTGCTTATCTGTACGTCACGATGTACAACACCATTGCACTCAATATTAAATTTACAATCTTGTGAGAATGTAGGTTCATTTTGAATTGCGGGGTCTTTTTTCAGCCACAAACTAATAATAACTTGACTTGAATTCTCTACCGATGTTCCTCTGGTAATCGCCCAATTTAATCTTTGCTTTATTGCCGGATTAGGCGTTGATTTCCAGCCAGTATTTCCAGTTAAATCTGCCATATATTAATCACTTCCTTCTTCTTCTTGATTTTCTATCTCTTCTAACATTGCAAGCATCTCTTGTTTGGATGGCCTTCCTGTATAAGTAACAGAACCATTTCCAGAATTATTTTCAGATTCGCCAGATGATTCACCACCAGATGATTCACCACCAGAACCAACAAGTTCTTCTTCACCCGAACGGTCAATTAAAACTATTTCACCTCTTGAATTGATAGTTCTAGGAATATAATCACCAACCCAAATAATAGACACACCATCGTCATTTCTCGGAAATACAAAGAATTTTCCAAGTCTCAACGTGGTTGT